ATGGAGCACTATACGGCCATCCTCCAAGAGACGAGCTTTTCTGATTGGGGTGGAAGTGGGAGTTAGATTTACATCGAAGCTATCAAGCAGTATCGTCCCCCAAAAGATAGAAGAGTTACAGACAGCTGCTCTGGAAATGGCGATAGATATACAACGTCGGGCCGTACTGATCGCTCCTATACAGACGGGGGCCCTACGGAACAGTGGCCGAGTGGAGCGTCTAGCTACAGCAGCATATAGGATAATCTTTGGTTCAGATAGGGTTCCCTATGCAAGGCGTCGGCACTTCGAGAACAAGAAAAACCCTCAGACTATTAGATACCTATTTAAAGCTGGGGATTCGGTCAAAAGAGAACACGTAAAGAAGTATCTGAGGAATAAGTAAGTGATTACTCTCCATATAGCCAAGTGGCTTGAGCAAGCAGGGTTCGGAACACTAGATGAAGACATTTTCTGGGAAGATATGCCAATCGATGGTATAGGTAAACCAAAAGATGGACTATGGGTAGTACCAAGAGGTAGCCCTAGTGTTTCCCGCTTCACCACTACTCAGTCATTCGATATTTACTCCAGATATGCCGATAAGATTACGGGCTCAGCGAAACTAGAAGATATATATGAGTACCTGAAGGAAGTATACGGCGATGTGTGTATATTGCCAGAGGTACCCCCATATTCATCCAGAGAATATTACAATGTACGGCTAAGACCGACCGCAGCAATCTCTAATGTAGGGAACGACGCGCAGGATAAAGTCGTCAGAGTAATATCGGCGGAAATTCAATACAATATTAATAAGGAGGATTAAATGAATCCAACAGCATTAGGTGGCCGAGCCACAATCGCTATCAATGAGATTGAAATACCATCTTACATGATTAGCGAAATCACCCCTAACTTCGTAGAGGGCACACGAGAGCGTACTACATTAGGTGGTGTCTTTAACCGTCCATCAGGAGTCTTCGATACGGCTGAACTCAGCTTCACGCTCTTCATCCCAAGCATGGATTACTTGAAGCACATTTTTCCGGGCGAATACAATGCTCCAACGAACATAGCACAGCCTACAGGAAACTTGGTCTTTGGTGCTCAGACTTGTACTACGAAAGTCCCTGTCCCAGTAAACGTGCACTACGAGTGTGACGATACAGATGACAATGACTTGCATATCTTTGGTGCTCTCGCTCAGATGAGCTATAACCCAACGATGAACGACAGTGATGACCTATCAGTTGAGATCACTTTGATGGCACAACCTACAGAAGATGGTTTATTCCGTCTGGGTACTGGAAACTTGGCAGAGCCTAGTATATATGACGCCGAGACAGAAGAAACTGTCCCAGTCGAGAGTTAGGGTATACTAGTAGTAAAAGGAGCGTTATGTCTGACTATATTTCGATAAGTTCAAATGATCTAGGCACTAGGAAAAAGGTAAAGATTGACGAAGTTGATTTTACCGTCAGGAAACTTGGAGCTGGTGAGGAATTAGACCTATCCCAGATAGCCAGGCAGACGCTCAAGCTACTGGAACGTCTCAGTTCATCTAATGAATGGACTGAGGATGACGCCAAAGAATATGATGACTTGAAACAGCGGTCACTAGATATATATGCTAAGACATTCGATGACGGTGGGGACGGGAAGATATCCCGAGAGCTAATCCAAAGACTGTCTGATGAAGAACGTAACGAAATCTACCGACAGGTATTCCCTAAGATAGAGGTAGAAGATGAAAAAGAAGACCAGTCTTCTTGATCTAATGTCAGAAAGTGACCGTAAAAAGTCACTTAAAAATGCTAAAAAGCGTAATCAGGAAATCAAATACCATAATGTATCCCCTGAGATTTATGTAGTAGCCGAGTTCGGATATTACTTTGGCTATGACGGGATACGGGCTATCAAGAACAATGAGATTACGTTAGACGAGGTTTATATTCTACTGGCTGCAGCACGTAAGGTCTGGTATTCAAAGGTCGTAGACACATCACATGGAGCTGTAGTCGCTAACGTTGCAGCTAAAAGCAAGAGTCCATCCAATACATTTTCTAAAGGCATGAGTACATTCGTAAATAAAATGAAAGTAAGTTATGAATAACGAGCAGGCAGGTACTATTTATTATGATGCAATCATTGAGACTAAGAACCTCAAAGTAACTGCTGCTCAAGCCGAAAAGATTGTTAAAGACACCACTAGTAAGTCTAGTAGAGAAGTTAATAAGGCAGGAAAGGACATGTCGGCTTCATTTTCTGGTGTCGCACAATCTCTTGCCATCGTCGGTTCAGGCTATCTGTCGCTTAGAGGTGCTTCAGCGTTCATAGGTCAATCCATTGCAGACGCGAATAGATATCAATCTTCAATAGCTGGGTTAGCTTCTGTATCACGTGCATTCGGTCAAGACACAGGTTCAGCATTACAAGCAGCTAAGGATTTTGCAGCCGACGGATTGATACCACTCGCTCAGTCGACCCAAGCCTTTAAAACAGCTCTCGCTAGCGGATTTAGTATCGAAGAAGCTACGGCATTACTAAGTGGCCTTAAAGACCAAGCCGTCAATAACCGTCAGTCCTTTTATGACTTAGGCGGTGCCGTAAATGCCACCCTCGAAGGTATCAAGAACGGTAACTCTGTTCTGGCAGATGCTACTGGTACGACGAAGAACCTTTCGGTTATAGCTAAGGAAGCTGGTATTGGTATAGACGAAATGGGTTCTGTATCACAAAATACTGCGTATCGAACGGCTATCCTCAACTCATTCCTTCAAGAAACATCTAGAAGCATGGGTGATTCGGCAAAATACGCAGATCAAGCAGCGGGAGCTGACGCGCGTTTCGCAACTTCAATGACCAATCTCAGAGTAGAAGTCGGTCAAGTTGCTAATGCATTACGTCAGGGTGCTGTCACTGGGCTTACTGAGTTCATATCAAGCAATCAGGAAGCTATCATAACCATCGGTTCAGCGGTGGGTGCGTCTGTAGCATTCGCTGGCGGTGTATATGCACTCACAAAAGCTCTCACCGTCCTACGTGTTGCTATGACACTTATAGCGACTCACCCGATTGTAGCTGTGTTATCATTGACTGTCGGATTATTAGCTGCGCTGACCATCAACAATCTGATGAACGAGCTTGATGAATCTGCCAATACTACCGAAGATATGGCTGGTAATATTGCGAAAATGCCCGGGTCACTGAATAGTTCTACTAAAGAAGCAACCAAACTCGCTAAAGAACTCGCCAAGATAGACGACCAGGTTCAGAAGACAAATGAACAGTTCAGAGAACAGCTTGCAGAATTGGTACAGAATAAGAACGATTCGATTGCCGAGCTCCGTGACCAGCTTAGCCAAGAGCAGGCAGCGTACGATAAATCCTATTCTGATAGATTATACGATTTCAATGAGTCTCAACAGAAGGAACTTCAATCACATCAAGAGAAGACTGATGCTCTGCAGACCCAAATAGACTTCTTGGGCCGGTATAACAATGCATCCAACAGACGGAGATTGTCTGAACTACAGTTTACACTTGCCAGAGAGAATGCCGAGTTCGACAAAAGTAATACAGAACGTCTGTCCAAATACGATCAAGACGCCGAAGCAGAAAGATTATCTTATGATAAACGCCGCATCGAATTAGAATCAAGGCTGACCAATGAGACATCGCTACTTGAGAGACATCGCGCAGATGTCGAATCAATTCGTGGCACAATACTACTCGACGAGATAGATAAGCTAAAACGGAGCCGCGACGAACAACTTAAATCTCTCGACCAACAGCGTCAGGATGCGGTAAGTAACGCTAATCAGACAATGTCTGATACCTTAGCTGCATACGGGGCCAATAGGGCGAGCTTTGAAGCAATGGGTACTGAACTGGGCAATGCCATCGGTGATAAGCTCAAGAAAGCTCTTGTAGATGCGCTGAAGGCAATTCCTAAAGCTATATTTGAAGAGTCAAAGCCTGGTGGTGCGATCGATAGAGCATTCGAGAGTGCGTTCGGTACTAACTCAGCAATCGGAAAAGCATTTCAAAAAGCTATCGGTGTCGGGGGTAGAGCAAATGGTGGCCCAGTATCGGCTGGCCAACCATATATTGTAGGGGATAATCCGGATGGTTCTATAAATCGTACTTCAGAATTATTTGTACCTAACCGAAGTGGTACTATTATACCAAGTAGTGACCTGCAGGGAGCTCTAGGGGGCGGCGGTACTACGAATGTCACGGTTAATGTAAGCGGCACATTTGCGACTTCTGCTTTAGAACGTCGTAGGGTAGCCGACCAAATCGTAAGTGCATTTAATCAGACGTTACGAGCTCGTGGCGCGGCAGAAATAGGAGCATGATATGTTTGAAATAGAAATATCCGACACCATCGACACCATGACCATTCAGTTTCCTAACGTACCATTAGAGGAGTCAACTATAGAAGGTGCTACTGATGTAGTGACACTCGACCTTAATCTATATACCGATTTCTTTGCTACTAAACGAGCATGGTCAAATAGTATATCCGATATGTCTGAAGATGATTTCAATCAACTAAAAGGATTCTACGACCGGCAATTTACATTATGGCTGTATCCGATGATTACTATCAGCCGGTTAGGCGTTGAGGGAGTGGTTGTAAGGATGTCATTATCCCCAAGGCAAGTTATAGATAACTGTGGAACCGTCAGGAATGTATCTATGGACTTCAGAGAAACGATTCAGATGACGATGGCGGGTAGCTGATGCAGACAGTCAGCCAGGCCTTCCACGACGCTTCACAGGCTGGTATACGCGCCCATACGTGGGGGCTTAGCGTTTCCTTTGATAAGGAATATGATGACGATATTGAGTTTGGAATCTGGGACAGTTCCACATGGGATGGTGGAGATCTATGGGGTTCCACCGAAGATAATCCGATACAGCAGTGGGATTATTACACCTATACTGACTACACCGATAGGGTCATAGATATGGAATGGAGCCGAGAAATAGAATTCCCTAACTCAGTCCAGTCGGCACTTGCTGACTTCACTATTAACAACTATGATAATTATTTTACCCCTGATAGAGGGAGTCCGATTGATGAATACATACTACCTAAGCGGCCACTGAGGTTATATGCAGGATATCAAGGAGCTAGTACTTTACAGCAATTCGTAGGTATAACACAAGGTATGCCCGAACTCGATACTAAGAGCAAGACAGCGTCTTTCCATGCGATGGACTTCTTAAGCGAAATGTTCTCAATGAAGTTAACAGAAGTTATTGCCATGTCCGAGGTTACCACCGATGTCGTATTAGGTGCAATATTTGAGCAGTTTGGATTGGCACCGACGCAGTATACTCTAGCTGTTGGCCGCAACCGGATTCCTTTTGTATTCTTTGAAAAAGATACTAACGCAGGTGAAGCATTTAGACTACTCATGCAGTCAGAAGGCGGGGCTCTCTGGATTGACGAAACTGGCATCATACGATTTGAGCAACGTCTTCTGCCTATGGAAACTTCAGTGATGGATTTCAACGATTCAAATGTAGAAGACATAACTACCTCAGGGGATTCAGAGATTATAAATACCGTTCGTATACATTCAGATATACGTGCAGTTCAGGAATTCCAGCCAATTTATACCGATGCTGACGCCACCGGCACATCAAATCTCTTCATCGTGCCTGCAAATGATACGGCTGTTATGGAAGTAAACTTACAAGACCCGCTTCTAAGCATCGTAGAGCCCACTCTAGGTGCATCGAGCAGTGTATCATGGTTCACAGCTAGGAATGACGTAGATGAGCCAGTGACGTCGGATGTTTACGTCGATAGTGATGAGCTAAGGCAGAACACTTATGCGATGACTTTCAAGAATGATAATTCATTCGCCGTTGAGATTAACTCTATGGAAATCTGGGGTGAACCGGCTAAGAAGGTAGATGAGATTGATTACACAGCTTACGATGAAGACTCAGTCGTTAAATATGGCGAGCAGGTGCTGGAGCTAGATAACGATCTGTTCGGGTCAGTCAGTAATGCTGAATCCCTAGCTCTTACGATGATAGATGCATATAAGGAATTCAACGGCGTAATAGAGATGACGGTCAAAGGTGACTATTCCCTACAACTTGGGGATATAATAACTGTGGATACGCGAGACATATCCGGGCAGTACAAGACTATTAAGATATCTAATATGATGCGGGATAGTCAATCCAAGCAAGTAGTAAAAGCTCGTAAATATACACCACGCGAATGGGCATTCTTCGATGTCAGCGTGTGGGACGGGCCTTCAGTATGGGCCCCATAAAGGATTAAAATGGCTGTAATAACAAGTGTACAATCAACAGGTCAAGTCAGAACCGATACCCTCAGTGGAGAAATCAGGCTGGATGAAGGTAATAACCAGTTAGTTATCTTCGATGGTAACATAAACGTGGTCATAATAGACAAGGATGGCTTCCATATGTTTGATGCCGTTGGCGAGAGACTGGCTATCGGTAAACTACCTAACGATACTTATGGATTCGCCGTCGCTAAAGAAGGCAGTACGATTGACGATATATTCGTATGAACATAGATGCAGCCACATTACTTCTGCCGTTCTTTGAGACAGATAAAGTCTTACAATCTGGACAAAGCTCTGCAACCATCCTCAATGGTTCTAACGGTGCTTTTGGTTCCATCCCCACTGGGCTTGCTGGGTATTGCCTGCCGGTCGGCATATATTCTGTAGATGGCGGTGTTTCGTGGAATGTGTTTACCCAGAGCGAACAATGGGTTTCCGTGAGCAACATAAACGCTATCGGAGGTTCAATAAAATCAGCTCCTGACGGCTCGATTTACTGCGTGTTTTATAGGAACGGTACTTCGGGCACTGTGAATGTATTAATTAGATATGCCTGTCTTGCTTTACCTGTGCACGGGTTAGAAGACGAAGCAGCACTAACTCATGTATCCCCCACTCTTTATCGCAGCGATCGCATCTATCTCAAAGTAGATAAGTTCAGCAGCTATAATATACCTGGAGCCGTAGGACACACCGAAGTAATACCGCATACAGCTGGCGCAGTTACATGGGCAATGGCATTCATCACAGATAACTATGGCGGTGAAATAATCATTACACCCTTCTCCCCGTCTTCTAATGAGCTTATGAAGCTGGATGCGAGTAACCTTACGATCACAAGTTCTAATGACCCGTTACTTTCCAGTATTACTGTTTATTACATAATCTATGAAAAACTATGAGCAAAGTTGATATATCTAAAGTATTGGTTTCTAGTTTTACTCAAGGACTTGGCTATGAAGCTCAGCAACCAGGTGTAATAAATGTCGGTGCGTTTAGCTTCTTCTCTAGCAGCCACAGGGTATTCTCCACTGTGATTCCTGCATCCACAGAAGCCGGTTACATCTTAAAGGTAAAATTCTCTGGTGTAGGTAACGCTAGCTATAACGGTCAGTGGGTTATAGTACTCGGAAGGACATATTTCAGGAACTTGTCTCCGAGCTATGACATAACCGTGTACTCGATTGCTTCGGCTTCGGGTATTGAAGTTGTAGTTGACTTTTATAATGATACCGTCTCAAGTACGCAGAATGTCCCTAACATAACTGTTGATATAGAAATAGCCTATTTTTCAGCCCCGTGGGCTTAGATCATAAGTAAATTGATTTCGGTTATATAGTCTCCGACATATTCAAGATTCAAGGTACCTTTAACTAAGTCACGTAAAGCACACGGGTTATGCGGTGGATGCTCCTGGATTACGGTCATGAGTTTATCTAGTTGTTCCTTAGATGTATACCATTCTGGTCGTATCTGCCTAAGTTCTCTTGAGCATACTGTATACCAATTATCATTACCCCAAAGAGATATCATATAATCATCAACAGGGTCAGTCTGGACAGGTGGGGCGGCAACTTGGGGAGTTTCTACAGGAGTGATTGCTCGTTTAGGAACTCCTAACTCTTGCTCTACCGTAGGAACATAGGGGGCTTCAGAAACCTCCTGAACTTGAACTACAGGTTCAGATATTGTCTGTGTCTGAGGTTCGACTGCTATGGGCCTGTCTTGACTGAACGCTACTGCGCTTGCTGATAGGGTTGCAAGTACTACTGCACTGATAATGATTTTCTTCATAGCCTGCATTATACCAAAAGCGTAATGGGAAGTCAAATGTGGTATCATGTCAGTATGAGACAATTTGCTGAACTGAATGCGGTCGGAATATACAGAAAGATGCGTATAAACGGTGTGCAAGTACAGAAGTTTACCGGGGGAAACCCCGTAATAAGCAACGGTATCTTGTTAAGAAGCTCAGTCACTGAGCCGCTCTATTCATACGCTAAGAACTTTAAGAAATTCAGCAAAGAATTCAGCCTATTCATATGGACAAGTGAATCCGATCAAGCGAAGATTGAGAAGCATTTCGATAAAGTGGTCAAAGGTCTGAAGCGTGAAGAGATAATGCAAGTTCTTACCCAAGTCTCAAACTACCTTTACGTCGACCCGAAGTATTAGACTGCACATCTTATGAAATGGTACACTTAGAGTATGGCAAATGGTGATAATCTCCCCTATCAAACTCTTGATGTAGTTCCCTTTACTCCCATAACATCCGCATGGGGTGATGGTATTGGCGCTGATATACTGGCGCTCGCCGCTGGTACTGGATTTGATGACGGTGTGGTAGGCAAAATAGTGCAAGAGGTATCTACGGTATTCTCCTCCTTTGCCACTGGGACTACTACTATACCTTATGATGACACCATTCCTCAAAATACTGAGGGAACAGAGTTCATGACTCAATCGATCACACCTAACTCAGCGAGTAATATTCTGCAAATACAGGCTCTCGCTGCAGTTTCAGTATCTTCTGGCGTTGCTATAATAAGCGCATTATTCCAAGATTCAGCCGCCAATGCTCTCGCTGCTATGAGCAACTCGCTCCCTACAGCACTGATAAACACTATGACACCACTGCCTATCTCACATAAAATGACAGCTGGCACAACATCTGCTACGACATTTAAAATAAGAATCGGTGGCAACGGTGCATCAACCGTTACTTTTAACGGAAGTTCTGGGGCGCGCTTGTTTGGGACTATAACAAAATCGTGGATAAAGATTACAGAATATAAGGCCTAACATGTCATACAAACTCAGTAAGATTACTCCCAGCACTACAGGCGTTAAAACTTGGACAACCGGTTTTGCTGCTGCTGCCTTTCGTCTAAAAGTTATCCCTTCTCCTGGCGCTGCTTCTCCGATAGTATTTGAATCAGACGGATCAACTGATGGCACTAGCCATTATTGCGACACAAAGACAGTTGAGACTACGAGAATTTATCAGGAAAGATTCACAGACCGCATTGCTAGTATATTTGAGTGGAATGGCACAGCTTGGGTGGAGACATTAAAAGTCCAGTTTGATTCTTTTACAGCAACTGAGGTCAAGTACAACATCATCACAGCTAATAGCGGTTATCAGCTGTGTCGTGAAGCATGGTCTTAGAATGGATCATGACAAAGAGCTTGCTCGTTTACGGAAGTTTATCTACATACTAGCAGGAATGCTTTTTGTCATAATTGTATTTGTGACTACTTGGGCTAGCATGGAGATATTACGTATAAAGGAAGCTATCAATGATATCAAACCTTCAACCCAAATTATAGAAGGTGAGGACGGACAGGACGGATATACTCCTCAAAAAGGATTAGATTATGATGATGGGGTAGATGGTTCAGACGGTTTAAATGGCAAAGATGGTTCAGACGGACAACCTGGAGCACAAGGCCAAAAGGGGGATACTGGGGCTAACGGCTCTCAGGGGGTGCAGGGAAAACCTGGAAAGACCATATTACTGAGGTCTAATCCTATCACTGCCTTAGAAGAATGCAAGTTCTTAGGAGATGATGAGTGGTTGCCTGTTCAGGACTGTAAATGATGATGGCTCAAGTAAGTACCGATCAGATAGCTGAAGGCTTTGGACTCCCAGCCGCCATTGTTATTGTAGCTTTGATTACAGTGATTCTTTATCTTGTACGTCAGAATGATACTAAGCAGCGTAAGATTGATGAGTTGCAAGAGACAAGAATATCAGACGCTAATAAAGTAGGTGATAAGATCATAGCCCCTATGGAAGATGTAAAAGAAATTAACGGCAAGATGTATGATTTACTCCTCAACCTCACAAACAACAAGCGGAGCCGCTAATATGTGGTTCTTCAAGAGAAAGAAGCGTCAAGCTGAGTTTGATCGTAAAGATGCAGAAGTTCAGGCCATACAGGAACTTACGTTTAAGAAAATTGATGAGGCTACAGAGAGCATACAGAAGGTAGGAAAGCTTCTTGAAGATAAAACGATAGCAGAGATAATATATAAGGCCAGTGGTGCGGCAAGGCGGGCAAAATGATTAAAAACTACGAGTCACTATTTGCAGTGATGACAGGTATTATGACTTTCGTAATGGTAACTTATGTACTTTACTTACAGCTAGTTGAGCTTCTAGCTCCTAAAGATAGATACTCGGGCATTAAAACTCTCCTACTACTATTCAATATTATCTTTGTAATTACATTGGTGCCAATTATTGCCTACCAATTTATGAGAATGATTGGGATTGAGAGCGATGTCTTTAGGGTCGTGGTAACTATTATTGGCCGTATAGGGCCTTTGGCTATGGCACTTAACTGGGTGCTGATTTACCGCTACAAGATAAGGGAGTAGATCTTGTTTTGTTGCTATAATAAAATCATGGACATCATATTAGCCTTCAGGGGAAATTATCCTGTAAATAATCCTTTCGGTATCTATGATCCAATCGCATATGCTAATTATCCTAATGGCAGACACCCAGGAACAGATTTTCCTGTCCCGTGGGGGACTCCCCTCTATGCAGGTATCGAGGGCTTCCTGACTCGTAAAATATGGGGCAACACGTTACGTAAGGGTAATGAGATTGTTATTACCAACGGGGAATATGAGCGCCGATATGGGCACTGTAGCTCAATAGTCGGAGTGGACAGATGGGTAAAATTAGGAGAGCTTGTCGGCTACTCAGGCAATATAGGCTATGTCAGTCCCATGCCGAGTCCCGCACGACCTCATGACGGCTCTCATTTACACGATGAGTTATTGATTTCTGGCCAATATGTTGACTTAATGGAGAATTTAAACGAAGGGAGTTACATGACGTTTGAACAAGCACAAGATTTAGCTTTTATGTGTGGGCTTATGGCCCACATGACTGAAAAGCAGGCAAGTGATCCGACTTGGCGAGACTATCACGCAAAGAATATAGTTGCTGACCCAAAGTACCCTGCTGCTTTACTAAGACAATTACAGCAGGGTGACCCGTGGGCAACAGCTAACTGGAAATATGTTCACTATGATGCGAATGTTAAAGCGGCTGATGCGGCTGGGTATGAACGTGGTAAATCCGAAGGTGGAGGTGAATATGAACAAGTTACTGTCTACCGGAAGATTAAATAGGAGTATAATATTACTATGAGAAAACTCAGAAGCTATATCGGAAACAAGTTATTCAAATTTGCAAAATTAGTATCACCTAATAAGGAGAAGTAGTATGCGAGTTAATTTTCCACCAAAAGTAAGAGCGGCGATATATATATTCACAGCTCTCGGCTCTCCAGTAGTCGGCTATCTATTAGCCAAGGAGATAATCGGTCAACTTGAAATGTCACTATGGCTGGCAGAAGTCACCGCAGTAACTATAATGGCAGGTTTAAATGTTTCAAGCCCGGAGGGTAAATAATGTTAAGCAGATTACCTTTAGCGATTGTAATGGGTCTAATAGTTGGTATCGTAGCTTTCGTCCTGATACTGATAATCTCAGCCTTGGTACCTAGAGTTACTATTGATGCAACTTTCTGGGGAACTATTGTTGGTGTTCTAGTAGGCTTGTACGTTCTTGTGACAGGTCGGGCGAATGTCTGAGTTCAGCCGTAATTACGACACACAGCCTATGAGTAAGCGACAGCGTGCTCGTTTTGAAGGTGCCAGGGCTGTATTGCATGGTCTTATTGACCACCATACGATTGTCGAAGTCAGCGGAGATATCGCGGACGTTGAACCACAGCAACTTGTTTTGCCGATAGAACCGCGTCAAGCTGGTTATAATATAAATGGCGATTACACGAGTGGCAGTTTCTGATATAATAGAGTCGTTCAAAGACAACGGATATAAATATAGCCCTTACTTTTGCGAGAGGGCTATATTTATTTAGTACCAGTTGTGATTCAGGCTGTGTGATAGTGCCGCATCCCAAGAACCGTAGCGACTATTAACGTATGTATTACCCCAAGATAGCGCTACTACTGGGTCTGTCCAGTCACCTTGAATCTTAGAGCATGGAAGGGCCTGAACAAGTGAGCAAGCACCTATGCTGTTATATGCCAATGGGTTCCAAGATGATTCCCTATGTACTAGCTTCTCTGCGCTTGCATGTTGATCTACTGGTATGCCAGCTAGTGACATCAGTTCTGCATGGCTAGCATCCACGTATGAGCTTGATACGGGATCTACAATCGGTGCTACTTCTTCAAGTGGCACAATGGGCGGGTCTTGTTCTGCGGGGGCTGTGGCAGGCTTAGAAACGGCTACGGGTGTAGGTTTTGCTGCTATTGTTTTAACGAGCTAGCAATAGACACAGCCTTAGCGTTGATAGCGTTGTTCTGGCGCTCGGCGTATGACTTGCCTAAGAGGAACCCTACGATCAGGATTACCGCGACGGCTATGATAGACCAGCCGATAACGGCGAATACTACGGCTTTGCTTTTCTTGACCTTAGTGATACTCACTGTTGGTACTTCGTTTGATGTTTTGGTTTGACTCTTCATAGGACTGAACTCCTGATGTTTAAATTTGTTGACTACTACAATATAGCACATGTTAAGCATTAACGCAATAGCATAAGCTATTATAATGCAAAAACCCCGTGTTCAGCCGGGGTTTTATATCTGTAGAGTACTACACACCGAAGTCTTCACGCAATCTGTTTTTCCAATAAATGTATTGAAGTTCGCGGTCTTTCTTGCAATACATGGATGACTTGAGGATAATCTCGTCAACTTTCTCCTGCCCCATAAGCGAAACCTGGAACTCATAGTGTTCTCCAGGATGTGAACCAAGATATTGGTGGCATCCACCACATAGGCAACGGACATTTTCTGGGTCATGTCTCGTATTCTCTTTACGCCGTCCTTGGAAGTGTGAAGCCTGATGTGACACAGGTAGTCCTTTTGCGTTCAGGCGAACAGGCGAACCGCATCTCATACATTTGCCGTCGTTAAGCCTAACCCACTGGCTGAAGACTTTATCAGCCTTATCAATTTTTACATCCCAACTCATGCAATCATCGCATTCAGCCGGGTAAGATTCCACCCGCAGAAGCCCTCATCACCCGATATAATCAATGGAACACTAAAACCGTACTTATCAGCAAGTTCCGGATATTCAGGCGCTGTAAGGGCTGAACGTTCCTCATAAGGTACATTCTTTTTATCTAAGTACATCTTCGTCTGCTTACAAAACGCGCAAGTGGGGGTGCTGTACAGGATTATTTTATTCATTCTCTTATTATACCTCTTTATCGAAACTCTTAAGTAAAGCACGATACTCCTGCTCGATTCGGTCATCCCGATCACGTTCCAGCTCCAGCAGGCGTATCTCCTGCCAGATGCACCAGAGGATTAATATTCCGATGATTATCTTCATTTTAGTAACTCCATGAAGCGGTCTATAGCGGCATCAAACCCATCATTGTAATGGCTGCCAACTGGAAGCTTCTCTGGTATAATCGACAGAGTAGCAGCCAGGATGGAATCTATTATGTCTTTTTCTCGCTTTAGATAAGCGTCCATTTCTGTTTCAGAGTAAACACTTACATATCCTTGGAATACTCTCCAAAGGTCTTTACGTATTTGGTCTTTTAGTGTGGGTTGGCTCATGACTTATCCCTGTGAAATGCAACTATTATTGCCGATATTATAATCCCAATTGCTATACCCATCGTGAATATGTAGAATATTCCCCACCATGTCATTGATCTGTCTCCTTGTTATGTAGTTTAGCCAAATCTTCGCGAATGATTCCGTGTAGTCGTTCAGCACTCCAGCCATTCGCAAGAATCAGGCTGTATTGCTTCATCCTGGCTTCTACTGCTGCCTGTATCTCAGTCTCGATAAACATCACAAGCTCCTCTACAAGACCGCCGCGGGACTGCCATTCGAGGATGTCACGTGTCAGGCGTTGTGACGTATCACTCATTGGATACCTCTTTCTTTAATGGGTTGTCGGCTAGCCTAGGTTTAAATTCAATCTGCCCTCTATATGTATAAGACCAGTTGCCACATTTGCAGGACGAGTTATCGTTGACCATATCCATATAATCCAGCTCTTGATTGCAATCAGAACAAAATGGCGCATCCTTTTTCGATTGTTTCCATATAGGCTCACGCTTAGTCCAAACTCGATTGCTCATCCCAGTAATTCCTCAACAGCTGCCAGGGCTTCATTCCAGCCATCCGCATTATCTAAATCAGAGTGTATGTAATACTCTTCGGGGTCTTTCTTCTCAGGTAGCCCCTTACGAATGGCTGCAAGGGAAGCATTGAC